GAAGCTTCTTGAGATTGTCCATGTTCGGTGAGACTCCTGCGGCGGTATTGCCGATGGAGTCCACCTTGCCACTATCGCGTGGCTCTCTTGCAGAACCGCACTTCAGAAAGTGTTGTTTTTACAAACGCCACGGCGCGAGCACCGCAGCGTGGGCAACGCAGATAGCGCTGCCGTTCGTCACCGCATGGACGGCTGGAGCGGCACCGGAGTTTTTCGCCGCAGGTGCAGCGTGCCTCAGACACGGCGAAGCCTCAGAGCCCACGCAGCGGCTGCGTCACGGACCAGCGAACGCATGGCCTTCTTCACTTCGGGTTCGGCATCCGCATCTGCCTCGACTGCTGCGGCCTGCGATGCCAGCCACGCCTCGTACGAGCGTTGGGCCACAATCGCAGACGTGGCGCTGCCGTAGGCCGGCACGTTGACCGGGCCAACTTCGTACAGGCCCGAAGCCTCCACGATCTCGCGGATGGCCTTGCCGCTTTCGTCGGTCGTGAACCGCTCGCCCTTCTGGCTGACGGTGAACGCAAACGAGCTGCCACGCAGATTCCGAGAACGCACCAGGGCCAGCACGTCACGGCCTGCCGAGGTATCCGGCGGCTCCACAACATACGAAATGCCACGATCGTCAGCGATGATTTCGAGCGTGCCAGCCGACTCCCGGCCCAGCAGCATATCGCTGTTGTGGTTGTAGTAGCTCAGGATCTCGCCCTTGCCCCGCTGGCGGTTCAGCACCTTATCAAAGGCACCAGGCAGGATTCGCTCCCGAAAGCCACCGAGGTCGAGGGATAGCCGGTTGTATGGCACCGCCAGCCCCCGGATCGCTTCGCGCCCGCTGGAGCGTGTTTCGATCTGCAGCTCGCACTCGGGTGCCTCGTCTACGGTCAGGCAGCGGCGTTCAATTTCCATCGGTCGGGTTCTCCTGTTCGGCCTGGTCCCCGGCGGCATCGGCCGGGCTGACTTCTACTTCGGCGGGCGGCTCGGGCATCGGCTCCGGTGCCGGCGGCTCCGCGCCCACCTTGTCCAGCGTGGTCATGTTGAGTTGAACGAAGTGCTTGTCACCTTCCGGCCCGATCGGGTTCAGGTTCTCAAGCTCGCGGATCTCGTTGATGGTCATCCACCCGTTCTGCAGTGCCGACACGTAGTAGGCCGACCGGCTCGCGTGGTCGCCACGCAGCAGGCCCGAGACGCTGTGCTCGGCGAAGAACCGCTCATCGTCCACGATCAGATCGCGGCTGATGGCTGCTTCCCATCGCTTCAGATGCGGCAGCAGGCAGTGCTGCACGAACTCCGTGCCCTGCACTTCAATGTTGCTGTACGTGCTGCGTGTCAGGTCTTGGATCATGTGAGGCGGCACGCGGAACGCCCGGCAGATTTCGATCACCTGATACTGCCGCGTCTCGAGGAACTGGGCCGCCTCGTTGCTGCCGCTGAGCTCTTTGGCGGAAACGCCCGCAGGGAGGACGGCCGTCCGGAAAGCCCTGTCGCTGCCCCTGTGCATTCGCTCCCAGCTCTCACGTAGGCGCTCGGCAGCGTCTACGGGAATCGGGTTGCTGCTTTCCAAGATCACACCCGGACGGGCACCGTTGCCGAAGTACGTGGACCCGTGGGCCTCTAACGCTTGGGCCAGGCCGATGGCGTTCTGGAAAATCTTGTAGGTCGGGATCGCCTTGATGCCGTCCTCGGTCGTGAACCGCAGGGCGAAGATCTGCTCCTGGGGATAGATCGTCTCCCGCCCGCTCGGCTCCCGATACCGATACCGCAGCTTGCCATCAGAGAGCCGATCGACTTCCATGCGGCTGGAGTGCAGGGGCCACAGCTCCGACACGGCACCTCGAGCACCTGGGCGGATCTCTGCGTAGCTCGCACCGTAGTGCAGATACATTCCGGTCATCCAATCCCGGAACTCTTGCGCCGTCTGCCACGGGTTGGGTTGCTGGTGCAGGAGCCGGTACACCGGGTGCTGCGTCGCCTTCGCCTTGCCGCCGTTCGCCATCCGCTCGTAGACGTGCAGCGGCAGGGCTGAGACTGCATCCGATATGACACGGATGCAGGCCGTGTAGGCCGAGCACGCCATCGAGTTGTCGGCCGTTACGCGGATGCCCGAGGGCGTGCGAGACGATGACACCTCGGGCCAGTCGATGCCTCTTAAATCGAACATCTTGAAATCGGCGGCGGCGTGTTCGCTCATATGCTCAGGATGTCCCAGTTAGATTGTGGCGTGGATGCCGTTGCGTGCATGCCTGCTGCCATCGTCAGCGCCACGATCCCGTCAATCCGCTCGTGACTTCTCTGCTTGCTCGGCTTGATGTTTTGCCCGTCTGTCTGAATGGCGACATTTCCGGCCTGCCACGTCAGCACCTCGTGACCACCGTGCAGCAAAAAGCCGCCGACAATCCACGCCTCAATCTGGCGAGCAGGCGCTGACATAGAGCCGTAGCCCTGCCCAAACCCTACGACCGGAAGCCCATCCTCTTGCAGTAATTGCGTCAGGTGCGTCGAGTTCCAGCGATCCACTGCAATGCTGCGAATCGTGTATTTCTTTGCTATGGCCAGGATGTCGTTTCGCACCTGGGAGTAATCAGTGACATTGCCTTGCGTGACGTTTAGCAGCCCCTTCCGCTGCCACACGTCATAAGGCACCTTGTCGCGCCGCACCCGCTGCTGCAGGTTCTCTTCTGGAATCCAGAAATGCGGCTGCACCCAGTACGTGCCATCGTCTAGCGGAAACAGCAGAACGAATGCCGTAGTGTCGAATGTCGTGGCAAGATCAAGGCCAGCAAAGCACTCGCGGCCCGTGAGGTCGACGGGGCAGGGGCTGTTGCCCTTCGCCCAGTTCTGCATGCTGATCCAGCGCGTATCCTGCTCTGTCCAACAGTTCAAATAAAGTTGCTTGAAAGTGTTCTCGTAGGCTGGCACCTCGATCGCCCGCTGGCATTCGCTCCGCAGGAAGTCGGTCTTGATCGACACGCCCAGGTTTGGATTTGCAGCGGCCCATGTTTTTTCGTCTTTCCAATCTGCGGCCGGATCGGCACAGTAGATTGCAGGCAAAAAGGTATCGTCTTTGATGGCACCAGATGCCACGGCCTCGGCGTATTTCCAGATCTCCCAGCAGACGCTTTTACGGTCGTGGCCCGCCGTGGTGATGTAGACGAGCAGCGGCTGACGCCTGGCCCCCATGCTCGTGCCCATGACATCGACCAGCTCGCGCCCCGGCTGGGCGTGGAGTTCATCAAATATCACGCCGTGAGCGTTTAGCCCGTGCTTCGTAAACGCTTCGGCCGACAAAGCCTTGTATGTGCTGTGCGTCTCTTCGCGCACGATGGAGTTGCGGTAGACCTTCAGGCGAGAGCGGAGCGCGGGGCTTTGCTCCACGCAGACCTTTGCCATCTCAAACACGAGCCGGGCTTGGTCGCGGTCAGCCGCGCACGAGTAGACCTCGGCCCCTGGCTCGTTCTCCAGGAGAAGCTTCAGAGCGATGCCGGCGCATAGGCTCGATTTTCCGTTTTTGCGCGGAATCGCTAGCAGGCTCGTCCGCACCGTGCGGGTTCCGTTCTCGGTGTGGAACAGCCGCCGCACATAGTCCTGCTGCCATGGCTCCAGCACAAACGGCTTGCCGCCGAGCTCGCCCTTTGCGTGCGTCAGGTACTTGTGAAAGAACCTGACGGCCATGCACCCTGAGCAGGTGCATTCAGCCGAACATGAGCCGGTCTTCGTCGGTTTCCGCCGGGGCTTGGTCAACGGCGCTCACTCTCGCCAGGGCCGACGCCGTGAGGCCGAACTGCTCGGCGAAGCGGAGCATGTGCAGCCGGGCGTCCTTCTTGCGATACCACGCAGGATGATTCATTACCCTACCCTTATCGTCCATGAACGTGGCCCCGTGCTGCTTCAGCTCCATCTCTGCCTTGACCATATCGGCCAAGGCATCGCAGTAGGCGGCAAGCGTGTGCTGGTGCCGCAGGCTCATCACCCTCGACGCCTCGAGCATCGGCACAATGCGGCTCCACTCGGCCCGCCCGATCTCGCAAAGATAAGACGGCGGCTCAGGAATGCCCGGCGGCGCGTCGATCCCGCTCTTGTGCGGGCCTCGCACGCGAGCGCCACGCAGGCTGAGAATTGCTTTCGGGGTTGGCTTCCTGCCTTTGCCCATTACGCCACTCGGAGGAACGACGGGAAACGCGGCACGCCGCCGTCTGTGAGCTCCTGAAACTTAAACGTCACCAGCGTGCCGATCTTCGGCGGATCGCGCCGCAGAACGTCCGTCAGCCCTGACGATATGCGAAACTCCGTACCGTCTTGCAGTTGTGCCACCAGGGCACCGACGCAGCAGGCGTTGCGACCCGTGCCCGACTCATAGCCGACCACAGTGGCC